ATCTGAGTGTTGGAGATAGCTTCCGAGGTATCAACGGGCATAACTTCAAGCCACTCACGCAACACAGCCTCAGAGCCTTCACGCGCGATGTCGCTGGCGAGCGTCGGAAGACGGTCCGCCCTTGCGCGCATCGATGTTGCTAAGCTACTAAGACTTTTTGCCACGTGGACCTTTCGGTGTTCGAGGTTTCGGTTGCTTCTTTTTCCACCACTCGAGGAACCCGATATCCATCTTCTGGATGTGATACCAGAGGTCCTCCTGTTGTTCTGAATCGAGCTCGTAATCTAGTGCGTATTGAAAGCACATCGACCTTGTAATCCGATTCGGTCGTTCCCGTTCTTGATCTAGGTCGAACCATGCGTTGAAGAATAGAGCATTCCCAAAGAACAGTTCCGGCTTCTCCAATATCCGCTTAGGTAGCGGCTCTTTGAAGCGGCGAGCCTCCGCCCGGATCTTCTTTTCGACCTCGGGCGGAAACTCGTGCGTATAGATCAGAACGGCTGTTAGTTTTTTGAGGCGCCCTCCCGCTCCTGTTCGCGGAACGCAGCCGACTTCTGCGCACGCGATTCCCAGTCGTCATAAAGGTCGGGCAGCTCGTTGAACAGGGCGAGAGCATTCTCGCGGTTGAAATCCAGAAGCTCGCTGTCTTCGTCGTTGCCGGTCAGCTCCGACTTCGGGAGGTTCTCCCAGTCGAGCAGCACCGTATCAGCGAACACTTCCTGGAGCATCTTGCGTGCCAGGTCGTTGTCGAGCGCATCGTTTTGGATGGCTGACTGGTGAGGCTTCGTCACCTTGTTGAGTTCCTTCGTATAGCGCTTGTTCGAGCTGCTCATACGGGAAATCTTGATGCGGATGGGCTTGCTATTGTGGTCATTGACGGCGACTTCGAGCCACACGCCCTCGACCTCTGCAGTGCGATCGGTCTTGAAGGTCTTACGCAGGGACATTGTTCATCTCCTATTTATGATAACGGGGCGAGAACCTGATTGGCCCCCGCCCCGCGAGCATAGCTGAGCCGGGGCTGCTTAGCAATCCTGATCGGGCATGGCAACATCAGGAAGGTATGCGAACCAACCGATGAGCGCCGTATGACCGAACTCGGACTCGGCAGCCGCGTTCTCCAGCGGGAGCATGATCGCAGCATCCTGTTCGATTTCCAGCCGGCCGCCACCAAGGCTGAGCAGCGGGATGTCCATATAGACGCCGGCGTTCTGCTTGGCGTAAATAGCGTCGAACGTGACGTCCCAGTTGCACTTGACACCATGGATTGCTTCCACCGTAGTGAAGTAGGCAGAGCATTCCATGTCCACATCGAAGTTGCCGGTGATGGTATCGAACCCGCCCAGCACGCCCTGGGCCTTGGCCGAAGAGACGTTGTTGTTGAAGGTTGCCGACCATTCCGTCACACGCGCGAACAGCGGGTTCGGGTTCAGCGTATTCGGATCGATGACAGCCAGTCGAAGGCGATAGATGTTGGATGACGTATTGAACGCATCCTCACCGAGCGCCGTCAGCCTGGTGTTATCCGCCCGAGCACTGAGGGGACCTTCCGCGCCGGTGCGAGTATTGGCCTTCTGCCCGATGTAGGACATATCGAGATTCACCAGACCAGCTTGCGGGCTGTTCCAGGTCAACTCGTTGGCAACTGCGCCGGTGAGGTATTCCGACTGCACACCGTCGTCGTCACGGCCGAGCGTGCGTTCGATGACCGAGCTGAACCGCTTGATCAGGTCGGGATCTTCTTCGTTGCGAATACACGGGCCAAAGAAGATTCGCACCGTTTGACCGGCACCGGCATCCGTGACCACAGCCATCGTCGTCTTGTCGAAGCGCACCTCCGAACCGTCATCCGAGATGCTGTAGACCCGCGCATAGAACGGTTCCACACCCGCAAAGCGGTATGCAGCATCGGACGAATCGCCAAGAAAGACCCACTGCCCGGGAATCAGTCCGAAGTCGTTCATGTCGACAGCAGCGCTTGTCAGGACAGCTTTTCCGCCTACAACGTCGATGCTGACGTCGCCTGCGGTAAACTGGAACCCAACGACTTCCAGCGTCTGCGATGCAGCACCAGCTTCGTCCGCCAGCGGGCCAGCGACAGAAACGTGAGTTCCGTCGGTAACGCCGTTGAGGACGTGAACACCGTTGTTAGCGGTCTCGTCAAACCCCTTTGCCAGGACGATATGTCCTGCAATGAGGCCGGCGCTGGAGGCAACGGTATAGTCGTTCGTGGCAGCGTCAGCCGCTACGCCCGACAGGAAGGTCTGCTCACGCATTTCTGCGAAGAAGAACTCCTCCAGTTCCGTCTGCATGTTGTTCTGCGTCAGATCCTCGTTGTAGCCGCCGTCGACATCGAGGTCCGTGGTCGAACCCTTCTTCCGCTGGCGTGACGGGCTGAAGGTCTTCCGCGCCGTCTTGGTATAGTCTCCTCCGAGATCGTCGAACGAGTTTGGCTCGCGGGTCTGCCAAGCTCCAGTCGCCGGGACGACGCCGAGCTGTGCTTCCCTGATTTTGTAGAAGCCAACAAGGTTGGCGTCCTGCTTTTCGGCAACCATGAGCTAGATTCCTTTCACCTGACTAAATTGGTAGTCCGCAATCACGTTCCACCGATACCACGTCCCGTCATTGTCGAGTTCACGGATGCGTGGATTGCGGAACCAAATCGACCCACCCGTTTCCGAGGCCATGAACATACACTGCCCAAGCTCAGCTAGCAACTCCCCTTTCGCATACGAATCCGCGGACTTCATCGGTGCGAAAAGTTGGAGAGTAATGAAACCGAAGTTATCGTAAACGGGCTTTGAAACGCCCTCCTCCGGAACCATGTGGCCGCGCTGTTGCGTGGTCACTGTGTTCGTGCTGGCACGCATCCAATACTTGTCGGCGCCAGGCAAACCTGTCTCCTCAAGACCCTGATAGCGGATCTCGGGAATATAATCAACAATCGCAGCCGCCTTAGCGTTCCATACGTTATGGACGAGCTGAAAGAGCTCCTTGCGAGCGTTCTGTGGGGTCAGCGTCATGCTGCCACCGTAATGAAATAGAGGACAGGCGTGCCGTTCGGCGCCAGGATATCCATCTTCAGAATGCTGATCTGCGCAGCATCCGGAGCACCCCGGCGGATCGTGTCAGTGGTCTGCGGATCGAAATCGACGCCACCAGCCATCAGACCGACCTGAGTGCTATCTTGCACTTCTGTTCCCGGTATGACATCCATGACCTGCATAACTCCGCGGTCAAGATCTTTCGGGGAAAAGAAGGCAATCGTGCAGGGGGACGGCTGAGGCAGCTCACCGGCCGTTGCATAGCCGGGCGAAGTGCTAACCGTCACCCCTGGCTTCTGCCACCAGCAGTCTTGCCCGAACTCGTAAATGAGGTCCTTGGCATCTTCAATAATTTCGAGGTAGTCTTCCCTCACCGGATCACCCTCGTTCCGCCGGTGCCGGGCGCAAGTAGCGAAACCATATAAGCATCCGCTACAGGGTATGAGCGAAACGAGTTAATTCGTCCGCTGCCCATGACCTTGAATTCTTTCTCGATCGGGCCGATAACCTTCTTGGTGACCACAGTAGCGACGCCGTTAGCGTCCACCGTCGGGTCGGGCAGTAGCGGTCCGTCATTAGCGCGCAGCGCATATTCGGCGGTCGCTTTCTGCAACGCAAGAGGGACGACCGTATGGAGATGCGGGTCCGCATAGTAGCGGGGCCAGGAAAGCGCCTGGCTGATCAGAACCATGTCGCCCATGAACCGACGGGCATACACAAGTTCGATATAATCGGTAGCGCGGATCAGGAGTTTCTCCTTGTCCGCAGGGCCAGCGATCGCAGCCCAAACCTCGTTGCCGCGTTCCTCGAAATAAGCATCTGCAAATTCGACGGAAGCGTAGCTGTTGGCGCCTGCGACCCCTGTCCCGTCTTCAACTACGAAAGCCATGCCCTATACCTCGGGTTCGGGCTCTGACTCTTCTTGCTGCTGGGCAGCTTGACGAGCTCGGCGCCGCTTCCTCGCATAGTAGAGAGCGGTCTGCATCCCTTGAGTGAATGCTTTCGGGCGTGCAGACCGCTCTGCCACTGTTTAGACTCGCGACGGACGCTGACCGCCCCGACCAGTCTTGCGAGACATGGCCTGGTCGATCGGCGACTTCTGCACGCCCTTGAGAACGTCGGCGAGGTTGACACCAGCATCCTTGAGAGCCTGCTGGCGCTGACCGCGTTCGTCGAGCTGCTTCTTGCGCGACTCGAGGTAGTTCTTCACCGTTCGAGTGCTGCCGTCCGTGGGCCGCAGCTGAGCGATCTTGGTGCGGATAACATCCGCATCCTGCTCAGCCTCGCGCCACTCCTTGTTGGCCTCGTCGGCCTTCATGCGGAGCTGTGCGATGTTCTTTTCCCGCGAACGAAGTTCCTCTTCCAGCGACGCGACCTCATCGGCACGATCGTTGGCGCTTGCCACTTCGGACTGTTCGGCTTCGCCATTTCCGGCAGGGCCACCCGCTCCGCTCTCGGAAGTGTCATCGTCTTCCGTGGCCCCCGCTTCGCGAGAGGAAGCGATCTCCGAACCGGACTGCGACCGCGGAGCGTGCGCAGGGTTGAAGGGGGCAGCGTGGAGGTTGAAGTCGCCCTCCGACACGGTCGTCGGAATGCCCGACGGCTTGTCGTTGACGTCGACGTTGTCCCCATCGTTGCCGGGCGTAACCACCTCGGCACGGTCGATCGGATCGTAGGTAACAGGCGGGATGCGAACACCCGACACGTCACCTTCCGCATTCAGACCCGGCAGGTCGTCAGTGACGGAGGGATCGATCTTCTGCGCACGGCCGTTGGCATCAGCACGCGGATCGTTGACAGTCTTCTGGCCCTCGGGGCTATCGACCGGAACAGGACGGTCGGTCCCGCTCTTGACGACATTCTCCCAAGGCTTTGAAGCCTGTTCGACCGCCGCAACGTCCTCGCCCTGCGTTGCATCCACAGCACGCGGGTTCTCCGCGGTGGACGCAGCCTGGCGCCCGTCATCGATGCGCTCGCTACCCTGCGAGATATCGGTGTCGGGGAGACGGGCGTCCTGATTGACAGTGCGTCCATCTTCGTCGGTCGTGGTGCCGGTTGGCGCGTCGGCGCTGGGCTCTTCCGAGCCGTCCGCCTTCGTGCTTGTGCCGGGAACGTCCAGCTTGCCTTCCGCATCGGTGCCGGCCTTGACGTCCTTCTTGGACCCGTCGGCCTGCTTGCTACCAGTGGTCATAAAGAACCCCGGCGCGGTATCGCGGGTGAAGCCTTCGGCAGCACCATCGATATCGTCACGCGATACGGATTCACCGTGTAGTTCGGAAACCGCAGCGACCGCAGGCTTCTTGTCGGAAGTCCAGTGGTCGTCGTTCTTCGGATCGAGCTTCTTGAGCGCGTCCGTGATATTCTTCTCAGCCATCGAATTCTACTCCTGTTGGCGATCAAGCGGTTGAGGGACGCCCGAAAGCGCCCCTCTCCCTGCTTAGAACTCGCGGGTGACCAGGCGGGCGATCCGGATGGCCTTGCGATCGGTCCAGACGCGCGACCAGGAGTCGGCGTGGGCCAGGTTGTTCGCCGTGGTGGCGTTGCTCGGACCACCCTTCGGGGGCGTTCCAGCGTAGGCGTAGCCGGCGGGGGCAATGACCCATTCGACGCGGTTGTGCAGCACGTCCTGGCCGCCACCGTTACCAGCCGCAGGCTTGCGATCGGTTTCGGTCGGGACCTTGGGCGAACCAGCACCCCACCGAACGGCGCCACGACCGAACAGCCAAGTGTCGAACACGCCTCCGGTATGCGGAAGACCGTCGTCCACGACCACGGTGCGGCCGAGGAAGGTCGGAATGCCGGCAGCGGCCGGGTTGATCGCATCCGGAATGAAGTCGATCAGGTTGTTCTTCAGCGCGCGGCTGTAGACGACCGAGTGCATCAGAACGAGCGTGAGCTCTTCCATGCTGTCGCCCATGGTCGTGGTCGCGTCGATAAACGCTTCCGCGCTGAAGTTGGTCGTGCCGTCCGCGAACACGCCGCCGTTGAGAACCGACAGATCGTGCGTCATGTCGTCTTCGACGTGCGTATCGTTACCCGCCGGAGCCGCAGCGTTGTCAGCGAAGACGCCGTTCATCGTGGCGACGAACGCAGCCTGCTGGCGACGGACCCAATAGTCGGAAACGCGATTGGCGATTGCATCCATGGGATCGACGCCGATCAGGTCGGCGGTGAGGTCCATGGAGCTCCAGGAGTTGTTGCGCGACAGGCGAACCTGGATTTCGGTCGCTGCACCGATCTTGTTCGGAGTCGAGCTGACGTCGGGATCGTCCGTGGAGACGTTCTCGGCATCGTCATCGAGATCCTTGAAGGACGGTTCGTTGAAGGTAAGGCCGCCGCCGTCGAGGTTGTTCGACAGCGTTTCATCGGCGACCATTGCACCCGAACGGAGCAAACGCGACTTGGTCTGCGTCAGCTGCTGAGTGTAAGGCGAAAAGACCGACGGTTCGATGACGTCGGAAAGACGAGTAACTCCGGAAGCCATGGGGTAGGTCCCCTCCTGCTAAGTTGGTGGAAAGCGACCCCGTCCCATGGACCCGAGTCTGAAAGCTGGCCCATGGCCCCGCTCGGGTAGGAGCGTTACCATGAGGCCAGCAACAGTGTCAACGATTATTTTTTCGGCTGAGGCTTTTGACCGCCAACGGTCGTTCCGGCCGCTTTTGCGAGGGTTTCTGCCCGCTGAGGATTCTCGCGGTTGATCTTGCCCTGTTCGGTGAGGTTCCAGTTTTCTGCCGTCCACGGATTCTTGCCCGAACCGCCAGCGCCGCGCTGTCCACCAGCACCGCCGCCGCTTGATTCACCCCACCAGTGAGGCCGCTTCGTCTGGAGGTCTGCCAACCAGTCCTTCGGCTGCAAGCCTTCGCTGAACGACGTTCCCTGCTTGACCACAGCAACGCCGTCCTCGGTGAGTTCGAAAGTGCGGTCCGCAAGGAGCAGCGCGTCTTCGACCGCTTCATCGAGCAAGCCAGCGCTCTTGGCAGCTTCGCGGACCTGCCGGTGGATTTTGCGGACGTTCTCTTTCGTCTCAAATTCCTGGATCCTCTGTTCCGCTTGGCCGACCTGTTGCTTGAGCGTATCGCGTTCGCGTTCGACTGGCGCCACGAGTTGCTTGGCCCGTGCTTCCGCAAGCTGCTTGATCTTGTCCTCGTCAAGCTTGCCTTCCGCGGCAGCTTCGAGCTCGGGGATGCGGTCGAGCAGGGTGACAACGTCCTCAACCTTGCGGTCGCCGAGCATCGCCAGCTTGGCTTTGAAGCCTTGGGCCTCTTGCCGTGCAGCGTTCAGCGACTGCTGAACCTTGGCGACGTCATCCGCCGTCTTCATGCCCTCGACCTGGATGTGGAACTTCCCATCCTTTTCGACGTATTCCTTCGCTACGTCATCCGGCAGCCCCTCCAGGCTGTCGAGCACCATCTTGAACGCCATTGTTACTTCTCCTATGGTATGCCCCCTCGGGCGTTGGTGAACTTATTCGGTGTCAGCAGGGTTGCTAGGGTCTTTCGGAGCAGGGCCGGGGTTAAGCGGTCCTGGCTGCTTAGCACGCTTCTCTGCCAGCTCCCTCGCAAGTGCGGCCTCAGGACTTTCGAACGGATCTTCGCCCTTGACCTTTTCCTGCTCTGTCATGAAGTCGAACTGTGTGAGGTTGCCCTGCACCATCAAGCGGTGGATGCTCTCAAGCGACAGCGGGGCGCCTTGCGTCCGCTTGGCGGTCATAAGGTTGACCAAATCCTGCCCGCTCATCTGGTAGTCAGCAAACTCGAGGTTCGGCGTGACCTTTACCTTGCTCTCGTCTGCGCCCATCCAGCGAGCAGCCGTTTTCAACTGCATCTCAAGCGCCAGCGCACCTGTCTTCGCAATCTGGTTCAGGGTCGCCGTCTGCGCGCCAACGCGCGTCTTGAGTGCGGTGCCACTCTCTTTGTCGCCCTTGGCAGCATCGATAAGTTGGCCTGACCGAGACTCTGCTCTCTTTCGATCATTCTCTAGGGCGTAGCGCTGCTCGGTCAGGCCTTGGCTTTGGACACCGACGTATTTCGCGTCGCCGCCGGTCTCAAGTTCGATACGACTACCGGCGCCAGTGCGCAGTGGCTCTTCGGCAGTCGGTTGCGTCGGATCCTGGATCGGCTTTGCCCGTTCGCCGATAACGACCAGCGTGTCCTGGCCCTGCATGAACAGGTTCTGACGGTAGTCGGCTTCGCCACGATATATGGCAGCGCACAAGCGCGCAAGGCCAATCAACGGCGGTTCATCGCAGTCAGGGGTGATATCCCGCGAGTTGACAAACAAGAACGGAATGCTCTCCAACGTCTTACCGCGGAGCGTAGGCGTGCGCAACTGAGTAGGATCGTAGTTCGGAGTCCCGCCTTGGTCTTCATACACGCCACAGCGATAAACGCGCCCGTTCTCGGTGTCAAGGATAAGCACACGATACTTCGAAACAGTCACCCATTCGAATTCTTCGTTACGCTTCGCTCCCGACTCGTCGAGGACCACAAGGTTGAGCTCGGCACGCTCATCGCCGATCGTATCGTTGTCCCAGTTGCGCCCAGCTTCGGCAATATAGACTGCAATGAACGGAAGCGGGTTACGGGGATCGGGTTTGACCGGCAGATCGACTAGCAGCCCGAGCCTACCTGTGGTCAGCTGCTCCAAGTTGATTCGCTGAAGAAGTAGTTCGAGCGGCTCACCGAGTTCGGTTGCCTTCTCGCGCAACGGTTCCAGCTCCGGCGGCAGTTCGATCACTGCCGATTTGTTGTGCAGCATCCCCATGAAGATTTCAAGGGCATCGCTGATGTATTCAGGGAACACGGCTCGCAGCAGATAAGCCTGATATGCAGCCTCGCCGAGATTGGTTCGGTTCGAAGTCCCCGCGCCGTTACCAGCCGCCGGGTCGTAACTGCGCCCGCCAAACCCATCAAGGATCATCCCCTGCGTGGCAGGAAGATAGTCAGTTCGCTTGGCCTTGACTGCACGCTCGCCCTTCGCGAAATCGCGCAGCATAGCCCAATCAAGGGAATGAACAGCGTATTGCGGATGAACGGAGTCTAACGCCATGAACTTATCCTTGACTAGAAGTTGCCAGTGACCTTACCACTCTTTATAGCGGCTCGTCCAGCGGGCCAATGCACATCGACAAAATAACCTATCGCAGTCGTAATATGCTGATATTGATTCCGCTGGTCTTCTTGGAAGGTTGACCCCTCCTGCAATTGAACTGTCGCCAGACCCTTGTGGCTCCAAGGCGCTGTGATAGGGTTGACGAATAGTGAAGTCTCGCCCGCAGCATTGAGGATCTTGGCACGGACCGCATTCTGCCTATCCTTAATCGAAGGGTGCTGCGGACGCACACGCCTTTCGAACTTCCAGTTATGCTGCCGAAGCACATCTTCGATTTCATTGTAATCGGACTTATGACCGTGCTTCTCACCCGCACGACCGGCAGGGTCACCGTAGATATAGACGAGCTTGTTTTTGTGCTCCTTATACTTCTCCACGAATTCTTCAGCGGACTCGCGGCTGACAGCGCTCGTGAGCACAATCTCGTCAACGATATAAGGCTTGCCGTCCCTGACCACAGCAATGGCACTGCTCAACGGAGTGTAGTTCTGATCGTGCATCCAGAACAGAGCTTCGTGAGGCTTGACAACAGCATCAGTCCAGTTGCGGCCACCTACCTTTCCGTCGTAGTCTTCATAGATGCGACCAGTAGCGGTTTCGAAGCTCGCACGGTATTCTTGGTCGTATTGCTTTCTGGACATAGTCCTTTTCGCGGACGCAATAACGTCCTCGGGCAGGATTTCTTCTGAGGTCCAGTGGAAGTAGGCATAGTCGGGGTCTCCGCTAGTGCGAGCATACTCAGCCATGTCGTAATAGTGATTTAGACCATCGGGCACGCCAATGAACCAGCACCAGGCGCGATAATCGGGTCGCGTTGGATTGACTGTATTAAGCGCGGGCATGATATTTGCCTCTAGCGCTTCGGCCTTGATATCTGCAATTTCGTCAATGCCCCCGCCGGTCCATTCGATACCCTCAATCCGCTGAGGTTGGTCCAGCCCAAGGATATGGATCTCGGTGCCGTTGGGCATAAAGATCTTCAAGTCCGATTCGCTAGGCTTGCGCGAGTGCAGCACGCTCAGGGTCAACATCTTCATGTCGTCCCAAAAGATCTTCTTCGCTTGATTGTAGGTCGGTGCGCCTAGGAAGTAACGCTCGTTCGGGTTCTTCATCGCCTGCTTAGCAACGAAGCGCTTCAACCGCTCAGTCTTACCCGAACGGCGCCCAGCTGGCACAATGGGAAAGCGGACGCCGTTCGGGACTGCATCAAGGAGCCTGAGCTGCTCAGGATGGTCAATTAGCTTATACCATCGAGCCTGCTGCCGCTTAAGAAGGAGCTCGCTCATGCAGGGGCATTGTTAGCGAAGGTCTCCAAAGCCTCGATGAGCTTGGCAGTTTGGATCTCGTCCTTGCTGCCTTCCTTCTCGATGTAGCCTTGTGCCTCCATATACTTGGTCGTCGCTGACGCTCGCACTGCGGGCGAACCGTTAAGCGCTAGCCAGCGCAGGTTCTCCAGCATCGCCCGCTTGTCTTCTTCGGGGTCCGGAATCGCAGAGCGAGTCATGTGATCGATCTTGCGCAGAACGTAGCCGTCGCTCATGAAGATCTTGGCCTGGTCGATCGCAAACGCCGCAAGGAAGCCCATCCGGATGCACGCACGGTAGGCGTCAAAATCCTTCACGTATTCGTTCACAAAGAAGTCGCGCACAGCGATCTCACGCTCGGTGAGCGGCTGCTCGGTGCGCTGAGGATCGAGACTAGGATCGAGTGCCATAATCGGTGGGCCTTCCCCGAAGTGAACTACTGTTCGACTGTGAGCATACAGTTACGAATCGGTCTTTGCAAGCAGCTTCGTTATCTCCTAATTACGATGCGTCATAATGTGGATATCCGTGTTCCTCTGGAGAGCGGCAGTATTCTCTCTAAGCGCTCGAGTTTTATCTTCAAGCGCTGCTGTGTTTTCTTTTAGCTGCTGGCTTAACATGTGAATACTTGCGTTTTCAATTAACGACGCGCCAACGATCGAAGTGATTTCAGATTTGCCTTCTTCTACCTTTTTCTTTCCTTTTTGCGCCCCTTTTAATGTTAGATATAAAGTTCCTGCGAGAGTAGCAATAGCTGCGGCGACAGTTTGCCAATCCACACTAGCCAGCGGTGATACTACGGACATTGGCTCCTGCCCTTTGTGATTGATCAGGAGTTGGGAAAGGCTGCATCTTTTTGATACGACGCTGAGTCTCAGCTTCGATAAAATCCGTTGCAGAACGATAAGCTGAATACATATCCGCAAGAATATGCCAGCCATAAATAATAACGCCAGTGTTCCAATGATTACTGCTGGCAAAAGCAGCAGTAATGCTAAACCACATGAATATGCTAATCATTGTGGTTAACCATCTTACCGCAGGCGTGCGATACCATAAGCCATTCACGAATAAAGCACAAAGGCGAATAGTTCCTGCCAGTAACGCAACTAATCCCCAAACGTGCTGCGGAGCGAAATCCAATAACGCATGAGCAGGAGCAGAGTTAGCAAAAACTCCCGGAACTGCTGTAACGAACAATCCCCAGGAAGCCATGGCTCCTGCGCTCCACCATTCAATTGCTCTTAGCTGGAAGTGGCGCCTCATCTCCACAATAATCATCTCGTTTTCCACTCTTTTTGCCTCGTTTGTCTACTGAGATTTTGCAAGCTCAGCTTCGTAAGTCCGGCGCCACTGCATATTCGTTTGGCAAGTAAATAGCTTGCCTTCGATACGCATAATATAAGCGGCAATGACACCTTCGCGATTGCGAACTGAGGCGATATATTTTGTATGCTCATCCCGGGCTTGATTGACAGTGACCACACTAGCCCAGTCGATAACATGCTCGGCCGGGACGGCAGGACGTTCACCTGCCGCTTCGCATACCAGCCGCTCCGGTGGAGTCGGCAGATGTTCCACAACCTTGTCGGGCCCGCAGCTACTCAGTAGCGAACAGGACATCGAAAGGGCTGCTACCAGTAGCAATCGCTTCATCTACTTTCTCCTTTTCAGCTTCAACTTCTGCAAAATGGTCTAGCTGCTGAGCCAGTGCTTCGGTGTCAGCTACACCTCCGGCCGCAGCTGATTCAGCAAGCAACTTTTCGTGAGCGATCTTCCACGCCATGTTCGTTTCGATTTTACCGGCGTCATAACGGCTGTCACCATAAGCGTCGAGCATAAAATAAAACGCGAGTAGAATTATTACCGGAATTCCGATATAGGCAAACAGCTTGGCGACCTTTTCGGTCAAACCAAACCCTGTCAGAAAAGAAATCATCCTGCGTCCTCCAATGTTGGTTCTTCGCTCGTTCCGCGTCTACGGCGTCGGCGTGTTCGTGTTTGATTAGGCGTCGGTGGTTCAACTGGCAGAGGGTTGTCGGGAATGTCTTCGCCAGAACCAAACGACACTTCTTTGTCCCCAACCTTGGCGCGGAAGTAATCAGCTCCGAATACAATCAGTCCCATGATAACAGCGAACCATGCAATCAGACCCGAGTTGAACCGCATTTGCTCTTGGATCAGATCAAAGTAGGCGCGGAAGGTGTCCCCCTTCTCCACAGCGCTCTTGGCCACATACGTCAATGCGACATTCTGGAAAGACAGGGTAATCATCCCGCCAAGCATCGCAAGTGAGAACAGCGCCTTGATCTGTCGCGACGACAGATTCACCAGCAGGCGAAACGCATTTGTGATTGCGCGGAATGGCGTCCCTAGCCACGTGAAGAAGGCGCTGACCTTGCTCATGCTTCGTTACTTGATATCGTGCCGCGCGGCAGCGTAGGAAGAAGCATTTGCCCACGCGGAACCAGCGGGGCTCCTGCCGGCCAACGGATTGCATCAACATCCACCTTTCGGATATCCATGATCGTGACAGCGTTACCTTGGTTCCCGCCAAGAGCTTTGTAGTAGATCTTGTCTTCGGTCTGGCCAACAATGAAAAAGACGTGGTTCCCGCCCTTGCGCGCCTTCACGCCGATAGCGCCAAGCTGCGCGGGGCACGCCGTTCCATACGTCTTGAAAGAAGAAGCGCGAGGAAACATCTTCGGATAGGTCAAACCTGCCTCGTTGAGGCACCATGCAACAAACCCTCCGCACCAAGGCGTCTCGTCGTCGTTGAACCAAGAGGCTCCGAGCCGCTGCCAGAAGCCAACGATCCACGGATTGTTCCGCGAGCCAGGGATCTCCCTCTCACCAAGCTTTGATCGCGCCGCAACAATCCAGGCAGGTTCAGGTGCCCCGCTGAGTGCCGGTGAAGAACGCGCTCGAGCGTCCCATTGGGAAGCCAGCTGATTGATTAGTGGCACATCTTCGCGCTTTAATTTACCGCCTGGCGCAATCGGGCGAAGAGCAACAGCAATATCATTGGCAGTAGTTGTCATAACATGCTCGCTATTTAGGGCGTGATAAATTACACTACCGATCAAGGATTAGCATGATAACGAGAACGTCCACAAGTGACTAAAGTTAATTTACACGGTATGGGCCGCTGTGGGCCGCTACAGCAGCGCAAAGCGCTAAGGGGTGGCTAGGGTGGCGAACCGCGTCGCAGCGCTACCAGCGGGGCGGCTGCGCGGCCTGCATAACGCATCCCCGCGCCACCATTTGCTGCCGCTATTCGCCGCCGGCCTCGATCAGATAAAGAGCGGTTTTAGCGCGGGTGGCAGCGACGTAGCAGAGGTGAACCTCTTCTTGCTTCTGCCACTGCTGGCGAGCCCACTGCGCAGGACAGTCAGAGCGACCGAGCCACCACACGCGATCGGCTTCCAAACCCTTCGACTTGTGGATAGTAGCGAGCTTGACAGCGTTCGCCTTGTCCTTGAAGAGGTAGTCGATCCCCGCATCAAGACCTTGTAGGTTCCGCCGGTCCTCTTTGAGCGCATCAA